TTTTCTTTTGCTGAAACTTGTCTACACGGTTGATTGTGTAACCAGAATTAATCTTTTCAATTAGAGCGTCTCTGTCAATAAATGATGGTCTTGACGGTGCGTTGGTCTCTAATTTTTTGAGCATTACCTGTTGTAGTAAACTTTTAGCCATGATATTATCGAACAATATACTTTAGAGCAGAGACGAGATCTGAAATTGCCTCGTGTGCCGTAAAGTAGATATTCTTCTTCTCCCTGTTTCCCTTGTCTACATTGACCATCCAAGTTGCCTTGAAAGCCATTTTGGCAGCGATTGCCTGTAGTCTAACGATTTCGACTGTAGCGACATTCAGAGGAATGTCTGGTTTAATGATTAGTTTTGCAATGAAGGTAAGAGCCTCTGTGAGTTCTTCATCATTCATGTAGTCTGCGATCTCCGAGAGACCGTTGACCATATCTATTGTTGTTTTATTCTGTTCCATTATTTTCCTTAAAGGTTATGTATTAATTATACACCATCGGACAGGATTTGTTCAAGTAGGGAAAGTTCGATTACTGCTAATCTAGTTTTAATACCGCTGTCGCCAAGGACAACTACGATGGCAGGATCGTTATTATTCCTGATTGCATCGGTAGTTGCCTTAGCCCATACGTCTTTGTTAAGCGTAAAAGATTTGCCAACTTCTTTAAAGTCAACTGTAAAGTTTTCCCAGGTAGCGTCTCCCTTGTGGGTTCCTCTACCAGAGTTCTTGTGCTGTTTAGCACCAATGCGTTTACTTTCGCTTTTCTCGCTCATAATCTTTCTTACTCTTTTTAGTGTTTAGGTTAACGGTTGATAGGTGCTTTTCTGGACACATCCATGTCAATTCTTTTGTTTCTGAGTAACATCTTAGTGACTTTACCACTACCTTGCAGGTGTGGCATGGAAACTCGCCTTGATAGATATTATACTTCGCCATTAACCTTTGCCTTAATGTCATCCTGAAGATCTAGGTCTTCACGTACACGATTAACAAATGCGTCTCTACCCTGCACCTTAGAACCATCAGGCAGAATGTACCAGGCTCCTGTACGCTCTACAATGCCCATCATCTCTGCAGTATCAACAAGGTCTCCCACGCTGTCAATGCCGATTAGAGGACCTCTAAAGTAGAAGTCATATTCTCCAGACTGGAATGCAGGAGATGTCTTTGAGAACTGAACCTCCCAGCGAATCTTGCGACCAACCTTTTCCTCAATTAGTTTATCACCGACAGCAATCTTGCCCTTAATTGCTTGATTGTCTGACTCCGAGGAAAACAACTTGATAACAGTAGAAGAATAAAACTTAGTAGCCTGCCCACCAGAAGGCTGCTGACTAGTATACATAGCACTAATATTGTTCCTAGACTGACTAATAAGAACAAGCATAGTAGGCTTAACCTTATTGTTAGCGTAGTTAAGCATCTTCCAAGCATTGCTGAAATCTCTTGATTCCGCTCCGATCTGCTTAGTGTTTTCCAGTTCCTTAAGTTCATCCGTACCCTTTTCAAAATAGATAGCAGGTAGAAGTGATGTGATGGAGTCAACGACAATGATGTCTACTCCTGCATTCATTAGGGCTGTACCAACGTCTACCATCTCGTTGATTGTACGAGCCTGAGATACGATAAGGTTCCCTGTGTCTACCCCAAGTTGCTTTGCCCAGTCTTCTGAGTAAGACATCTCAGCGTCAATCCATGCACAGAGTTTGCCCTCTTCTTGTGCTTGAGCAATCATCTGTAGGCAAAGTGAAGACTTTGCAGACGACTTGCTACCCCAGATAAGCACCTGGCGACCAAGAGGTAGTCCACCAAACAGTGCACGGTTCAAGCCGAAACTTGGAGTCTTCTGGAACTCGGTTTTAAAGCCTACCCCATTAGACAGTCTCTTTCGAATCTTTGGATCTAGTAATGCCAGGGCTTCTTCCATGGTTGTCATTAGAGCACCAGCCCATTGATCTTCTCTGGATTAAATCCAGACCACCATTCGTCACCAGCGTTGACTACAGGCATTGCCTTAAAGCCTTTTTCTACAAGCATGTCGAACGCATCTTGGTTGGTGGTTACGTCAATAGCATCGTATGAGATCCCCAACTTGTCTAGGGTTCGCTTGGTAGCGTCACACTGTACGCATGCTGGCTTTGTGTATACTGTTACTGTCATTAGAATCTTACTCCGTGCTTCTCAGGACGTGCCTGGTTAATATTTGTCTTTTTGTCAAATGCATAGTCTAGAGATACCTTGGTATAGCCATGTTCTACTAGACCTGCATACAGGTCAAAAGTGCGAATAAGAATGTCTGCCATTTCATCGGCAATCTCTTCTTCTCCCTTATCCTTTCGGATAGCCTCCATAACTTCCACAGCCTCTGATACGATCATCATTAGTTGCTTAGTTACAAAGATATCTGTTTGCTCCTGGGTAGCGTCTTCCACAACGTCCCAAAACCCTTTTTCTACTGCAGTTTTGTGCAACTGCTCTGCAATGTCATCAAACATTCTCTACATCCTCCATAATTACTGTTCCGTCTTTAGTCTTGCCAAAACTAAACTTATATGCCTTACCCTCGTCAATCTTCATGTAAGCCTTTGGAAAGGCTGTAGGGAAGACTGTAACTGGGTGTAGGTTTCTAGCAGCATCAGCCAGTGTTAGCGATGCCATCTTCTTTCCTGCCTTGGTGACACGTGGTTTAAATGCAACCACAAACATCTCTTCTTCCTTGTATGGAAGTTGACGATAGTTTAGGAACTTAATCAATGACGATTCGTTTCCCTTGGTTTCATCGGCAGGAACTGCTGTTACAATTCTGTTATCGCTAGCAAGCAAGATATATGTTCGACCTGGCTCAATAGTGGTTTGCTCTTCGTCAAAGATACCGACGCTACCAGTCTTGTCTAGAATCTCTACACGACTCCAGCCCTTGCCACGCTTCACATCTTTTACCATTCCCATAAGAATGAACGATCCCTTTTCTTCAAAGTCACAAACTTCATCAATGAATGCATGGTAGTGTTGTGGAATTGATACATTAAACTCTGGTAGATTCAAAAACTCATATAGGTTCTGACGAATCTCTTCATCGTTTCGTGGATTGTCCTCAAAGGTTGCAGCACCAACAAGTCGAAGAGCCTGAAGAGCACGAGAATTAACACCACTACCCTTAGCAAAAGTAAACTCTTCAAGTTCTTTAAATGAGCCAAAAGGACGAGCAGCAATATACTTGCTAGCAATGTTGTCTGAAATAAACTTAATGGCTGATAGTCCAAAACGAATACCCTTTCCCTCAATCTTGAAGTCAATGTCTGACTCGTTAATGTGTGGCAAGCGAACTGGAATATTCATACGCTTTGCCTCAATCAAATACTCTGTACGAGCATCCTTGTCGCTCTCGTTCTTTAGAAGAGAGTACATAAACTCAATTGGGTGGTAGTACTTCAGCCATGCTGTCCAATATGATAGCGTTGAGTATGCTACAGCGTGAGACTTGTTGAACGAGTACCCTGCGTGTGCCTCAAAGTCATGCCACAGTTCTTCTGCTACTTCTGGTCGCAAGAAGTTTGATGCACCCTTTACGAACTTATCCTTAAACTGGTCAAATTCTTTAGCATCCTTCTTCTTACCAATGATCTTACGAACCTTGTCTGCCTCAGCCATTGTCATACCGCCAAGTTCTGTACAAGCCTGCATGACCTGCTCCTGGTATAGAATACAGCCATAGGTCTCAGCAGTAAACGCCTTCATCACCTGGTGGTGATAGGAGATGTTCTGCTTACCGTGCTTGCGAGCAATGTAGTCCTTGCCGATAGTGTTGGCAGCACCTGGACGAACAAGAGCGTTAGATGCAGCAAGTTCTGCAAAGTTCTTGACACCCATCTTAACGAGTAGGTTGGTGTATGGAGTCGCTTCACACTGGAAGACACCCTTGGTGTAGCCTTCAGAAAGCATCTGATAGATGTTTGCATCTTCCATGTTAATCTTGAGCAGGTCAATACGCTTGTTGCCATCACGCTCTTGAATAATCTTTAGCGTGTCCTGAATAACTGACAGAGTCTTTAGACCAAGTGCGTCAATCTTAATTAGACCAATACGCTCTGCCTCTTCCATATCTACTGCTACTACAGGAATGCGATCCTTAGTTCCAGGTGCTGTACGAGTTTCTAGTGGAGCAAACTTAAAGATAGGCTGCTTGGATGTAACGACACCAGCAGCGTGAATACCAGTACCACGGATACGCCCACGGAGGAGTTCTCCATACTGCTCAATCTCTGGATACTTTTCACGGAACCATGCAGACTGCTTAGAGGTGCAGTAGTCGTCCCAGTCGTCAATAGTCTTCAGAACCTTGTTAACGTCAGTTAGCGGAATCATTAAGGTACGTGCAATGTCACGAACAATACCCTTACCCTTGAACTCAAGGAATGTAGCAATAGATGCCACGTGCTTGTATTGACGGACTAGGTAGTCCTTAACTTCTTCACGGCGGTTATCTTGAATGTCAGTATCAATATCTGGGAAGTCGTTACGCTCAGGATTGATGAAACGGAAGAACAGCAAGCCATGAACGATTGGGTCAATATCTGTAATTCCTAGTGCATAGCAGAGTAGCGAACCAGCAGCAGAACCACGACCAGGACCAACCATGATGTCCTCTTTCTTAGCCCACGCAATCATAGAGCGTACGACTAGGAAGTAAGGACCAAAGTTCTTGTCCTGAATAACCTGCATCTCTTCTTCAAGACGAGCAATGTATTCTGGGTTGGTGTCCAAACCCTTTTCCTTAAGACCCTCAAGTGCCAAGGTCATAAGTTCTTCGTTTGGATTCTGGTATTGCACAGGAAGAAGGTCTAGGTGATCTTGGATGTCATAGTCCTCAATCTTGTTAGCAATCTCAATAGTGTTGTCATACATGTCTTGACGATCAATGCCCTGAGCCTCCATGGCTGCATGCATTTCTTCGTCAGAGAGCAGGTGAATCTCAAAGTCACGGAAAGTCATTTGGCGGTCTGCACCATATAGGTAATCTAGACGGTCCATAAGATTCTCATGCTTGGCTGACTTCTCGTAGGTAACGTCCTTAACAGTCTTGTTAGAGTAAGAGTTAAGGATCAACTTTAATTCCTGAATCTCACGCTGAGAAGTATCTGCGTGGTGGCAGTCTGGAGTAACGATTGGCTTAAGCCCGAACTCGTCTGCTAGAGCCAGAATAGTCTTATTCACTTCTGGAGGGTTATGTGGCATCACTTCAATGTAGTAATCGTCTCCAAACGTCTCCTGTGCCCACTGGAGGTGCATTTTGGCAGCAGCCAGGTTGTCTGCCTCAATAGCCTTTGCGAGGTATCCAGAAAGACATCCAGAGGTAATAACCAGACCATCCTTGTACTTGGCAAGGATTTCCCAGTCCATGCGAGGCTTCTTATAGAAACCCTCAGTCCAGGCAAGTTCGTTAAGTTTATTAAGGTTCTCTAGACCCTTTGCATTCTTTGCAAGGATGATAAGGTGGTTGTAATTAAGATCAAGTGGGTCGTTCTTGTCTTTCTTGTCTTCGTGGTCGAAGCGGTCCTTAGTTATGTACCCCTCAATTCCAAGAATAGGCTTGATGCCCTTTTCCTTGGCAACTCGGTACATTTCACGGTGACCAGATAGAGAACCGTGGTCAGTGATGGCGATGGCTGGCATACCAATTTCTACAGCCCTGTCCACGTATTCCTGTGGGGTAGCGATGCCATCGAATAGACTGTAGTGCGTGTGAACGTGTAGTCCAGCGTAACTCATTAAATTCCTTTTGTTAGTTTTATGATGTGTAAAGATTATGACATATTTTTGACACGTTGTCAATACGTATAAAGCAAATGGGGGTACCGTTTATAGATACCCCCACTCACATAGTTGTTACCAGTCCATGTTTGAAGAGGTGACTGATGAACCTGACTCAAAGCCGAAGTAGAAGTCTTCCTGCTCTGCGTATGGAACTTCACGAACAACCTTCTCAAGGTTGAAGAACTCGTGTGCTCCCCAGTTGAATGGTTCTGAATCTGGACCAGTTGGAATCAAGGTGTAGTTGGTTTCAGTTCCCTGACCATTACGCTTAATCTTCCAAGTTAGGTTTGAGATAGATCCAGTCTCAAGTGCATACTCACGGATAGTGTTGAATGCAGACTGCTTTGAGATACCCTGTGACCACACAGCAATGTATGGGTCTTCGGTGCCGTCGTCAACGAGTACGTTGCAGTAGAAACGCATACGTGCTCTCCAACCAGCCTTTGGCTCCTTACGAGCCATCTCACAGCCGTAGCAGCGACCCTCTGTGTCCTGAGTACAAGCAGCCTTACGCTTGTAGTCCTTTGGGTTCTGGTGCTCTGAGATTACAACTGCAAGACCACGTGACTCTACATAAGTTGCACTGTCTTCGTCCAGTTCCTCAACGAAACGGATCTTTGCTCCCTGTCCGTCAGCCAACTTGACCCAACGAACCTTCTGACCATTGTTTTCAATCTTTGGCTTATCCATAATTGCATTGATATTTTTTAGCCCTTTGATAACGCTCATTTTTTTCTCCTTAATTTATATCGGTTTATTATTGTAGCATAGCAGCGATAGATTTGTCAAACGATTCATCAAGATTCTTAATTGCCTCGTCTGGCATATCGCCAATATCCTTATATTGTTTATCTAATTTGATAACAGTAACACGTGAGCCAAGACGTTCTACGATCTTGTCTTTCATGTTACCGCCTGCTTCATCATTATCTGCAATAACTATAATGTTATTGAAGTATTTTTTGAGTAGGTCTGTTTGGTAGTTGGATACGTTTGCACCCAATGTTGCTACCGCTGGGAATCCACACTGGTCAAGTCTAATAGCATCAAAAGATGACTCTACCACGTAGACCTTGCTGGATGTTTTTATGCGGTGAAGGTTAAAAAGTAATTTGCTCTTTGGCATTCCTGGGGTGTTCTTAAAATCTTTACCCTCAATAGATCTTCCAACAAAGCCAATCTCCATGCCATCTGGTGAGTGTACTGGGATGGTGACCATGTCTTGCTTTTCAGAAAAGCCTAGCCAAAATTTCTTTACAGATTCTTCTGTAATCAGTCTTCCATTGTAGTAACGCATAGCACGTGGTGAATCTAGTGCTTGCTGGTTTAGTCTTTTGACCAACACCTGGTCGAATTGAACATAGTCTGGCTTTTCAACTAAAGCCTTGTTGATGATCTGCTCAATATCATTCTCTGTCTCTTTAGACTTGATATATCTGGCAGCCTCAAAGTAGGTTCTTCCAGAAGTATGCATAACAAAAGCAGTTAGATCGCAGACGTGCTGACACGAGAAACAAAAGAATGTGCCACTTACCTTATCAATTTCTCCTGCAGGCGAACGAAAGTTATTGTGGTATGGACAGAAAATAATATAGTCAGAGTCTACTTCTGATTCAATATTGATTCCTGAGCCTGTGAGTACTCGCTTAATTTGTTCGGCTGTGTATAAATCACTTCCGTGCCGTCTATTCCCACTACGCATTCAATCTTCTTCTTTCCTACATATGATCCGTATATTGATACCTTAAATGTAAATGTTTCTGTATTCTTGTTATAGTTTATCGTAAAGTCTGGGTCAATGTCAAGCCTTAGTGCATATCCAGAATCCCTCATTTGCTGATGAAGCATTCTAATATATTCAACTCTTAATCTTGGAATTGCCGAGTCATCATATATCTCTCCGCCTAAGCAGAATCTTTTAATTGGTTTATGATGTACGCTTTTCATACGTACTATTATAACTAATTATCTTCAAAGTCCTTGTACTTATACCAGCCCTTGTCAAAGTCTGCTTGAACAATGAACTCGCCCATAAAACCGTTACGGTTCTTGCGGAAGACACACTCAATGATATCAGAGTTAGTTGCACGTCCAAGAGCAAGTACCCAGTCAGCATCGTAAGCAATCTGACGTGACCAAGCAGTCTGACCTAGTGTAGGAACAGTGTCTAGTTTGTTAACATCATCAGGTGTTGCGGACGAGATAGCAATGATAGGCATCTCTTCACCAATAGCCATAAGTTTGAGTTCACGAGACAGGTTCTTCATGCGTACCGTTTCGTTCTCTGACTTCTGGTTTGGTGACATCAACTGTAGGTAGTCTACAATGATTAGGTCGGGCTTGTACTGGTCAATCTTTCCACGAATAACTGATGGAGTAACTTCTCCACCAGAGTCGTTAGAGATGATATGGAACTCTGGCTTGCCAGCAAGTTCCTTAGAGTGCCATCTACGTAGATCCTCAATCTCAACATGTCCTGCAGACAACTTGCGGTGTGACCATAGACCCTCGCCCATGATTGTAAATACACGGTTACGAACTTCTGTCTCTGACATTTCTAGAGAGATGATTAGTGGCGACTTGCCTTGCTTCCATGCCTGTACCGCAAAGTATAGAGCCATCCATGACTTACCAATACCTGGGTAGGCTAGAAAGACACCCAACTGTCCTGGCATGATTCCAGCAGGTAGATAGTTGTCAAAGCCAGCAAGACCTGTCTTGATGCCAACAGAGCCAAGTTCATTCTGTTTCTGTACGTTCTGGTAGTAGGCAACTGCATCCTCAATGTCTGTCACGTCGATGTCACGGATGGTTGCGGTGTTCTTCTTAAGTTCTGAGGTTTTCTGAATAAGGCTTTCTAGTGCATCAGAGCCATTGCCATTTTGAACGTCTGCTGCTGTTGAGCGTAGAACGTCCTTAAGGCTGTCATTAAGAAACTCTGCCTGTAGTTCCTCAAGGTGGTATTTGGTTGCACCTACACCGTCAATTGGTGTGAAGTCACGAAACTTTTCTACCACCAAAGATGTGGGTGGCACAGAGGCGTTTGTCTCTGAGTAGTTGCGGATAAACTGCCAGATGTCCTTGTGGGTACGCAAGATGTTCTCTACGTTTGCTTGTAGCAATACGTGTACCTGCTTGTCCTGCAGTACTGCTGATAATAGTTTAGCCTCTGTGTTATTCATTTAGCCACTCCTTAGCCCTTGATCGGCGTTCGGCTCTCTCCTTTAGGTCTGTCTCGTATTGTTCTCTCGCATCTATGATTTTGTCTGCATAGTTTGCGAAGTATTTCCATGCTGGTGTTTGTGCTACTTCAAAGTAGTATTCTAGCAGATCGTAGCAGAAAGGTAAAGTGTATGATTCAATGAGAGCATCTGCTGCCCATTGCTCAACGTTTAAATTTAGGTTTGCTCTTTGCTCGTAGTGCTTTGTGTGCAACTTAGCATATCGACTGAGCAAAGCCATTCGGTCTTTGCGTTCAGCCACGACTACTTGCTTTCGATCTCGCCCTGGGCTTCTGCAACCTTTTCTTGCAGTTTAGTTTCTACAAAAGAGTAGACTCGCTCAAAGGCTTCGTTAGTGTTTTCTCCATCACGCTTGTTGTCAGTAACTGACACGTCAATGCGTAGCGATTGGAAGTTGCCTAGGTTAAGAGTGTATCCAAGGCTGACAGATACCTTAGTTTCTTCGTTATTCATACCCTGTTCCTTTCAAGAACAATTAAATTGATTCAGACCAGATAGGGATAAAACGCCCATCTTCGGTCCTTGTATATGTAAGTATACCATCTCCCATACGACGTGTCAACTCCTGTTTTGTGGGAGTTATGTCGTTGGTTATTAGTTTATCGTTACGTGGTCTACCAATGTGGTAGGTAGCAAGTATATCACGAATCTCTTGAACTTGCGACTCTGAATAATAAGATCTTACCTGCCATCCAGTTGCCCCACCTTTTTGAGAACCTGTTGGGTGAGGAATGATTCCTCGTTTCATTAGTGATGGCATATACTTTTTGTGGCGATTAACCAAGTCTGCAGTTTCTCCTACTGTGTAGGCTCTTTGACGATTCTTTTTAAAATCATTAATAAGACAACTTTCAATTTGATCTTTATTAATGTTGTAAACAGACATAATGCCATTAGACTTATTTAGGTGATGAATGCGAACAAGGTCTCCATTAAGAAACCAAACTTTTTTGCTACCTGGAATAATTGGCTTGTCGTTATACTTGACATCAGAGATGCTGCTATTTTTGGTTGACATGGCTACCCCTAAGAGATGGTGCCCACGGCAATTACTTGCACGTATAGGTTTCTTACTGTTCCTGGGGCTGCAAATCTTACGTTAACCTTGCACCCAGCCTTAGTGATATCTGATATAGTTACAATAGCAGACTTAGTTGCATCAGTTACGTCACCAAAGATAACTGGAGTTGCAGTGACTACTGGTGGTCCATCAAAGGCGATCTCCGAGAACTTCACGTCTGCCTCACCCTTGGTGTCTGCAGACACGTTTTCAGAGTCAAGTTTTACTTTTACGGTAGAACCAAAAAATGAAGTGTTTGACGTTGCCTTGGTTGACACAACAGACTGAGTGTTGGTTGACTTTACGTAGGTCTTACCCTTACGCTGATCCACAGCCTTAATTAAATCATTAACAGCATTAGTAAGTTCGAAGAGGAAGGCAGCGTCAATTGGCTGACCTCTGGATGGTGTTGGTAGTATTTTAGCCATAGTCTTACTATTATATCATTAAACTATACATCTGTACCAACAAACAATACCGATTCTGGAAATAGGTCTGCTGGAGAAATAGGAACATCTGGGTTTGAGTCTGTATCTATTGGTAGCGTGGTGCCTGCATCTAGTCCACGATAGGTTGGAATAAGAACCGCCACATCTGCTTTGTTTTTGTCAAGTGGCATAATGGTTGAAAAGTTTGTGTTAGATGTTTCCTGCATAAATGTCCAAGGATCGATTGTGCCGTTACTGTGAAATCTTACATAAACATGAAACTTCTTAACAAACAATGACTGCTCTTGAACTAGCCTGTCAACGTTCCAGGTTATTGAAAGAACGTTAGAGTTGGTGACTGCTTCCCACTCTGACTCCTGTAGCAATATGTTTGATGCGTAAATCTGTGTTGGTATTTCAAATCTTTGTGACCATCTAGATGACAGCCTTCCGTCTTCTGATACCACCCTATATCTAGCAAAATAAACATTGTTGCCACCATTTTCTGGAGCATTGTAGTCATTTGGAATATAGAATACTTCTGGTAGATCTTTGGCAGGTATCCTGACATATTGTTTGTCTGCCATTATACATCTACCGCAAATCTAAACTCTACATAGTTTGTTGAGTTAACTGGTTTAACAATTGTTCTTGGCTGACCATTCTCATTATTGTTAACAATGGTATATCCTGTCATGCCGTAAAGAGGATTTTCTGTAGAGGTGTTCTCAAATCTTAGTCCGTCAAGGCATACATAGTAAAGGGGGCTTGGCTCTCCGTCTGAGTCTAAAACACTTGCGTACACCTTAACGTTCTTGACTAGATCCCACGAGAAGCCAGCGGACTTTGTTAGCCCTTCAATCTTTTTGGTTATAGCAAAGTATCTATTCTTGGATAAATCAGCAACCAAAACGTTCTTTCTTTCGGTTGGAAGACCTGAAGTATTGATGTCGTACAGATCTACCTCAAACCTTGCGTACTGTCCTTCACCATAAGAGTCATTGGATGTGAACTCAATCATTACCCTGACATTCTCTGGGATATCTGTTAGGTCTGAGTCTTCATCTTTTGAAACTACAGAGAAGGCAAATCTAAGTTCGTCTATTACAGAACTATTGTCAAAATTGAATTGTGCATTTGTTAGGTGAATGTGGTTTGACTTAAACTCTGTTCCGTCTGTCCAGTCTGAATCTACAGAAAGAACTCCAGTAGAACTATTTACGTCAAGTTTTGATGACTGTCCAGACATAAAAATTGTGTTGTCCAAAAACCTTGGTTGCTCAAATCTCTTAGTCCTGTAATCGCTGAGGAATATTGTGTTGCTTGCTGCTGCCTGAAATACTTGTTGAACAACACCACCAACAGTAATTGCAGCATCTGAAATGCTGTTTAACGTTCCGCCATCATCTAGTTTTTTAGTGATGACTGGAATTGAAGTGGCAGCGTTTGTGGTGGCTGAGTGGAATGCCCAGCCTTCATTGGCTGAGAATGAGTATAGCGACTTGCTGTCAGAGTTAGATGCCAAAGAGTTTCCAAGTGCAGAGAACACGCCAATCTCACTAATTTCATATCTGTCTGCAGTGGGAAGTTCTGCTGTAAGAACTATCTTTGCCACATCACCCTCATTTACAAATCCACGAGAAATAATTGGAACACGAATGGTTTCAAAGTCTAGTCGTGTCTTGTCTTTAAAGTTTGGATAAGCATAAGCCACACCAGCAGATACTGGTGTAGATGATATTGTTCCGCTTTCAGTGGCATTGTAAGAGAATGTATTTGTTGTTACTGAGGTGATTGCGAAGGTTCCATCAAGAGGAGAGCCCAAACCGTTGATGTCAACTACTTGACCTATGGATAGACCGTGGTTTGAAGATGTTAGGGTTGCTACAAAGCCAGTCTTGGCTTTATTTGTAATTGCAAAACTTAATCCACTTAGTGGTTTTGCTCCACAACCAATGGCAAGATAAGAGGCGTAGGCTGGTGCCTGACCAACCAAGTATTTAGCCATAATGCTTTTTCCAGTATTTGTAATCATAATTATCTCCTCTATTGTACCATTAACTGTCTTGGATTTCTCCACCAGAAACAATTTCTACCTGTACAACAAAGCCATCCCTAACATTGTTTACAGCCACCAAAAGGTCTCCTGTTAATGGATCTATGCTTACCGCTCCATCTACAAAGTATTGGTCTAGTTTTAGTGCTGACGACTCGTCAGAATCTCCAAAGGTTCCAGAAAGTGCTAAAATCTTTTTGGGACTATATGTAAAATAAATGTCGGACAGGTTTTTAATTGGCTGATATGTAAAGTTTAGTCCAAGAACAGAATCGCTTCTGCCAAGTTCCATCAACTCAAAGAGCGATAGATCTTCAAATAGTTCTTCTATGATTAGACCCTCAGAGCCTGCCACTTCTTCAGTAATGATATTTCCAGGAACAGATATTGCGACAGCAGGTTTTTTCCCAACATACGATGTAGATGCCTGACCTCCACCTGTGACGCTGGTTGCAGGTGTTGCGGAAGTGACAGTCCTGCCAAGCACAATGCTGTCATCTCCGTCAATTAGTGGTCCTTTGCCAAGACCAAAGCCTGGTCCAAAGTATGCCATGCTACACCACCTCGCTCAGGTACACAGACATTTCTGGACCTTGGCTGCTCTTGCTGTAGTCAATTTGATAAACAACAAATCTGGAAGTACTTGGAGCAATCTGGTCTACTCCATTTTCATCCTTCATGTCAATGTTAACAATGTCTCCGAGTTGCAGGGTTGGCATAGAGAATACCGAAACACCAACAGACTTTCTTGGCTTCATAATTTTTCCAGTAATCCATTCCATTAGGCTGTTCGCCATGTCTTGGTTTTGAATATACCTTGACTCCAAGGTAAACTCTTTCTTTCCGTATGCAGAGCGACTGTTTCTAATTCTATTATACTCCTGTGCTTCCTTTAATGGTGAAGTAACCAGTGACGACCCTGTTGGTGTCTGTGGGTCTGACAAACTCGATCTTGTAGAGAAGTATTCATCAACAGTTAGTTCGTGCGTTGCCTGCTGGGTAAACGTTATGCCCTGGAGTCTTAGATAGTTACCCTCTGAACCGTCAAGAACTAGTACTGAATCTGTTGAGTTAAACACCATGAACTCTGCAGAATATGGTCCTGGCAAGAATCCTGATATGGTGTAGCCTCTATTGTTATTGTAGGTTGGTGCAATCTGTGCCGTCAGTGCTGGGTATGACTTGTCGTATCTAACATTGAAGTAGGCTGCCTCACGCATGATTGTGCCAAACTCTTCGTAATAGATTGAGTTGCTTGTAAGGGTGGATGGGCTAACTCCGCTAAGGAATGATTCATTAATGATTCCACTAAGGGCATACTTACGCATTGACTCATTAAAACTTATAGAGCCAGAACCAAAGATACCGTTTTCTGGAACAGAGGCAGCAGAGACAACTTCGGTACTTGCGGTTTGGCTTGGTGAAGCAGAGATTGCAAACACGTGCTCAAACATGCACTTCGCCTTGCCACGAACAAACAAAGCCATGTTGTTATAAATTATTGGCTTTTTGGTTGTTGCGTCAATAAAAGGGTCTGCGTCTGTTACTGTACCAACCAGAACGTTGTTAACGTATAGGTAGAATCTTAAACTATTCTCATTAACTACTTCATACTCAACTGCCAGGTCATATACTGTATTTACTGAATTTGTAGATGACATTCTTGATTGCCCTACGAAAGATCCATTGTCAACAGATACGTTGGTAAGACCTCCCCAGAGTTTTACAGGCGTAGCCTTTTGACCAGTAAGCAGTGTTCCGTTTTCATCTACTCCAACATTCATCTTGTAAAATAGTAGGTTGTGAATTGGATCGTCTAACTGCTTTCCATCTTCCGAATACTTGACTACCTTCCTGGCAGTACCAGTATCAGAGATTGCAGCAATTTCAAAGTAGTATCCGTTGTTGGTTACTGGGTTTAGCAAAACTGCAATACCTCCAGAAGATGCCTTGATGGATGTGGTTGTTTCATTTCCTGTTGAAGACAGTTGTTTGTTGGTATACCAAGTGTCTTCTCCAATGCCAGACTGCTGGTCGCCATATTCATACTTACCAATGATTCTTAGTCTTGTTCCAAAGTATTTATATTTTGCTGCATCTGTACCCAGATTTTTATATGCGTAAGAGACAAAATCAACGCTGTCTGGGTCGTTGGCATCTGTAAATGCTGGACCAGACATTACCAGTGCAGATGACTGTACGCTTCCTGTCGGAACAGTTTGAGGATTTGTAACATTATTGTCTGTCGTTGAAGTTTCTGCACTTAGGAAGTTTTTGATAACTCCAGTAATCGTAGAGCCTTGACCAAGTTTAGAACTATCTCTGTTTCCAGATTCATTTGTTTTTCCACCTGCAACCTTTGTTGCGTCAGAAGAAACGAATCTTTGATCTTTGAATGTAATTGACTTAATGTCTTTCTTGAGGTTTGAGTCAGTAATGCCTAGCAAAGGTGATGAAGTGTCTCCCTTGCGTTTGATCTTAAATAGCGTGTCGCTTTGAATTGATGCAACTCTAAGCATGTTCTTGTTGTCAGTGTCAAATGGGTTGCTTACAACTAGGTCTGTTCCAGAGGCAGACAAAGATTCGTCTTTGGTATACAGGATTACTTCTTGACCTACCTTGATACCGCTTGTGTCCTCTACAGAAATGGTTCTATTGTCATATGCAACAACGACATTTGAAAGATCTCCCAATACACCGCATCTGTCGCTAGTGTTAATTGTTATAGTCTTTACAATGTTTCCATTAACAACTAGTGTTATATCAGTAGCCTGTCCGTTGGTTACTGTTGTTGTCAGAGCAATTGTGGAGGTGGCAGAGGTGCTAGCATTGACCTTTGCTGTTGTGCCTTGATTGATCCAAGTTTTGTTTGCATCATAAACTGGCTTCTTAGCAGTTCCAGTATTTTTGCAAAAGATTGTTCCGTTATTTCCACCTGCTACGGTTGTTCCAACGATACTCCAACTATATGTGTCGGTAGTAGACTTTTTTGCTGCATCCAAGTTTTTATAGAATGACTTAAAAGATGGCAAAGTAACTTGTAGAGTCACTGCCGAGGTAGTTGATCCTGGCACAATGTTAGAGATGCTAATGTTGCCAATCGTGGTGGTCTTGTCTACGTTATTTTTTTGCTGTAGAGATTGTGTAACAGCATATACCTCAACGTTGTTCATCGAAAGAGAATACTTGTATTCCTTGGCACTTCTGATATTTGTTGCTGTTGGGGTAGCATCTCCAGTACCGCTGGATGCCGAAAGGGTGCCAGGAGCCGTCAGTGTCCATGTCCTTGAGCCTGAACCGAAAGTCTTGATTGGAACATCAGCCTTGTGTGGAATGTATGCGTCTCTTAGTTGAAAGTTTCCAATAGCACTAAATAGGTAGTCAGAGTCCATGGTTACGCCAGAAACCTTTTGTGTCCATGATGCTGTATCCAGACCTGCTTTGTGCTCTACTAGTTTTGTTCCAAACTGAGCACGACCGTGCATTTCCACAACACCTGGCTGAGGTAGTCCTGTGGTTTTATTGTAGAATGGCTTTGAGTATATTCTTACAAATCCTGTTGGATACATTTTGCCATTGAATGGAATCTTAGAGAAGTAGTCTTCATACTCCTCTAGGCTGCTAATCCAAACGTCAGATGCCTGACCAAGAACTTTATACTGTACAGCATCGTAACGAATGACCTCCCCATTTGCATAGAAGTATCCTGCGTACCTACCCATCCACTGTGCTGCATCTCCAAAGTCAATAATATTAGCCTGTACCTGTCCCTTTGCGTCAACATAAGGGACTGTGGCAGGCAAAGTTGTCTTTAATGGAATTGCTGTAAGTGCATATGTTGACAATGATCCGTCGTTACCGCTGTTCTGTGTCTTAGTTGCCTCTGATGGGGATACTTCCCAAAGAAGCGATGGCTTGTAGGTCCAGTTCTTGTCACGATCTAGTTTGTTTGCTTGCTCTAGAGACGAATAAGACTTTTCAATATATCTAGTTGTGAAGTTAATCTTGCCGTCATTGTAGACCTCTGTGTCTTGGCTTGCAATGCTTATGATGTTTGCCAACTTGGGCTTAGTCGTTGAGTTTCTCTCTACCCCACTCTTAGCAAAATCTTTAGAGCCATACAGGGTAATGTCTGTGCCCCTATCAGTTTCCTTTGGTAGCATGTAGTTTTTTGACATCATTACAAAGTTGTTATACTCATCAAAGAACATTGCAGTCTGAGTAGAACGTGCCAGTTCATTTAGAACCTCAGCAACTGTTACATCTGGCTCTACATAGAAGAATGGAATGATTGGCTCTGACTCTCCAGCCACTCTCTTAAATATATAGTTGCTAAAGCCAATGTTGTCTAATAGGAATGAAACGGCATAGGTCAGGGATGCGTTTCTTACAAGAATCTGCGGTGCTGAGAATGACTCAAAGTATGAGAACATATCTCTTAAATTAATTCTAACTGTTCTAGAGTCTGCACTTACCTCTGGGAATCCGTCTCCATACATTGTTTTAATTGGCACGAAGTAGTCGTAATAAGTTCCTCCGTCTAATACCTCGGCAATTACGTCATAGATTTTAAACTGAATTTGGTTTGGTGCATACCTTGCAATTATACTTGACGCATTGTTAACATTAAAGGAATCATCAAAGTCAAAGATTTCAATTGATCCTGTAGACACTAGAAGTTGACCTACTGGCAAACCGCTAATGCCTAGGTCAGATGCTGACTTCTTTGCAGAAACACCCTTAGTCTTGTCTGTAATGTTAACGGCAAGGCGAGTTGACATTTCAATCAGGTCAAAGGTTGAGTCTAACTTGTTCATGGTTTCTACAACAATCCTGATACCTCTTAGGTATTGCATTTCTCTATATGCTGTTCTAAACTGGTTGGTTGTGTTGACAAAGTTATCTGGTCTAGTGGTGTCAGTTACAAAGTGTGTGAACCTGTCTACGGTTTCCTCTGCTACGGTCCAACCATATTCTGGGGTAAAGATTTGATACTCTTGCTCTTCCTCAATCCAGATATGGTATTCTCCAATGTCTGTGGCAGATGTCTTAATCAAATATGCATAGCCATTTACCGCCCTGATTGGCAGGAGGGCTTCTGTAGAGTATGTCTCAGCCTGAATAAAGATGTCCCTATACCTATCTGGAACAATTAGTCCATACGATAGTTCTACGTATCCGTCTGCACCAATTATTGCAGAGCCATTTCTCCTGGTTGAGTTAGAATCGAATGACTTTAGGTCTTCCCAGTCATTGCCTACAAGTCCTTGTACTTTCCACTTTACTGGAGTTGTTTTGTTTGATGCACCAAATAGTGGGTCTGCAATAGTTCCGTTTGTTGTAGAAATATTGCCCTGGTCGATTGTTCCGATGTTTGTTTGCATCTTAACAACAATCCTGTTTGCTGGAACGGCTTCCTTATAAACTACAAATGGTGCTACGTCGTCAATGCCAAACTCAGCCAAGCCATCTAATGTTTTGTTTGCTACGCCATACTCTTTGCCAAATTCAGTTCTAAAAGATGTCCAGTACTTAAACTTGTCGTTTCTATCTGCTGCATAGTATCTAGGTCTATTGGTGTCTAGGTAAGACTGTCCTAGCCCATTGATTGTGCTACCGTTCACAAAGTGTGTTCCAGTTGTAGTAAAGTATCTAGCCTTGTTAATGCCAGATCTTGGTCTGAACTTTCCTAGGCAGTCGTCAAGGGAGAAATACAGTTTCTCTTTTTCATTTACTGTTGAAAATTTGATTGGCTGGTCGTTGTCGTCAAAGCCATTCTCAATAGTGGTATCTGAGTTTGTTCCGTTTTTATGGGTAGCATCATTTTCGTCAAACTGCACAGGAAGTAGTCTAAGGGTTGTGTCGTCTTTTCTGTAGCGATAGTTACCAACCATTTTAATGTTGTCTGGAACATTCATATTCCATTCGGCAGAAATAAATGATCTGTTTTTAACAGAGGAAGA